ATTTATCAAAGTAATCTATGCTGCGAAATCTTATTGCCCACAAAACCCTTTAAGCGACTAGACGATGATCAAGGTCGTATCGCGCTTTGCACATTAGGAAGTATTAACTGGGGAGCATTTAGAAATCCAGAAGACATGCGTAGAGCCTGTCGTATACTACAACGCAGCCTGTGTAATATCCTTGACTATCAAGATTATCTAAGCGTACAAAGCAAACTCAGTAACGATGAGATACAACCATTAGGTATAGGCGTAACCAATCTAGCATACTGGCACGCAAAGCGCGGTTTAAAATACGGAGACAAAGATAGTTTACAAGAAGTAAAGAGTTGGATGGAGCATCAGGCTTTTTACTTGACAGAAGCAACTGTAGAACTAGCCAAAGAACGTGGCAAGTGTATAGATAGCGATAAAACTAGATATGGACAGGGGATTTTTCCTTGGGAGTTAAGAGCCAAGGGAGTCAATCAACTTACTAATTTTAAACCCGAATTAGATTGGGAATCATTACGAAAGGAAATGTCACAACATGGAGTTAGAAACGCAACTCTTATGGCTATTGCTCCGGTGGAGTCTAGTAGCGTTGTTATTAGCAGCACCAATGGTATAGAGATGCCAATGAGCCTAATCAGCGTCAAAGAAAGTAAAGCAGGAAGTTTTACTCAAGTTGTTCCTGAATATCAAAAATTAAAGAATAAATATGAATTGATGTGGGAACAGAAAGATTGTTTAGGTTATATAAAGACCGCAGCAGTCTTAGCAGCATATGTAGATCAGAGTATATCAACAAATACTTTCTACAATCCTGCGCATTTCTCAGATCGCAAAGTTCCAACCACATTGATCGCAAAAAATCTGATGCTAGCACATCAGTATGGTTTGAAGACATTCTACTATAGTCTGATCAATAAGGCTGGAGCAAAAGTTGTAGAAGAAAAACAAGCAGTGCAAGAACAGATCGAAGTCGAAAAAGTAGAGGACTGCGATTCGTGTAAACTTTAGAAAGGAAATTTAATGAGCTACAGCACAAAAGTTATTGACCACTACGAGAATCCAAGAAATGTAGGAAGTTTCTCAAAAGATTCTACAAGAATAGGTACAGGCATGGTAGGCGCGCCTGCATGCGGCGATGTCATGAAACTACAGATCAAAGTTAATGAAGAAGGCATTATAGAGGATGCAAAATTCAAGACATATGGGTGTGGATCCGCCATCGCTAGCAGTTCACTTGTAACAGAGTGGGTTAAGGGTAAGACATTAGAGGAAGCAGGGCAGATAAAGAATACCCATATTGCTGAGGAACTAGCATTACCTCCTGTAAAAATACATTGCAGTATATTAGCAGAAGATGCTATCAAAGCCGCTATAAATGATTTTAATATAAAACATAATTGCTGTCAAACACAATAAGGTAAAAAAAAATAAATGAGTAAACAACAATACGATCTAACAACAAAAACAAACTACTTGACTAGAAAGATGTTTCTGGATCCTGAGGGGCCAGTGACTATTCAAAGATTTGAGGAAGTAAAATATAACAAGATTCAAAAGATTGAACAGACTGCTAGAGGTTTTTTCTGGGTGCCGGAAGAGATTAGCCTGACTAAAGACGCTAACGATTTCAAAGACGCAAGCGAGGCAGTCAGGCATATCTTTACCAGCAACTTGTTGCGCCAGACTGCATTAGATAGTTTGCAAGGTAGGGGCCCAGCGCAAGTATTCATTCCTGTAGTTAGCCTTCCTGAGTTAGAAGCATTGATGTTTAATTGGAGTTTCTTTGAGACTAACATTCATAGCCGTAGTTATAGCCATATCATTCGTAATATCTATAATGTGCCCAAGGATATTTTTAATACCATACATGACACACAAGAGATCATAGGTATGGCTAGTAGTGTTGGTAATTACTATGATAGGTTACATCAACTTAATTGTGCAGCAGAACTCGACGGGCACATCGCCGAAGATGAGCATATCGATGCGATTTGGTTAGCCCTGAATGCAAGTTACGCACTAGAAGGTTTCAGGTTCATGGTAAGTTTCGCTACTTCACTGGCAATGGTAGAGAACAAGATATTCATAGGTAATGGCAATATAATTAGCCTGATCTTGCAGGACGAGTTGTTACACAAAGAATGGACAGGCTGGATGATAAATCAAGTAGTCAAAGAAGACAATCGTTTTGCACAAGCAAAAGAACGATGTGAGCAAAAAGTATATGACCTTTATATGGATGTTATCCGTGAAGAAAAAGAATGGGCAGATTATCTTTTTAAGAAGGGTAGCGTCATAGGTTTAAACGCGAATATATTGAAAGATTTTGTAGACTTTACCGCCGTTACAGCCCTCAAAGATATAGGTCTCAAATACCATAATCCTGCGCCTAAAACGACGCCGATTCCGTGGTTCAATAAGCATAGCGAGACAAGCAAAAAGCAGACTGCTTTACAGGAAAACGAAAGCACCAACTATGTGATCGGTGCTATGAGTGATCAATTAAATTACGAAGACCTACCTTCGCTATAATTACATATACTAAGGAGAAAAATATGAAGGCTATTATATGGAGTAAGCCGGGCTGTCCTTTCTGTGTGCAGGCCGAAAAGTTACTACAGATCAAGGGATATGAGATCGAGGAGCGTAAAATCGGTTTCGGTTGGAATCGTGAACAATTGTTCGAGGCTGTGCCTAATGTGAAAACTGTGCCGCAGATATTCCTAGATGACCAGTATGTAGGCGGATATGATGCTTTAGTGAAATATTTTGAGGTACACAAATGAATTTGACAACAGGACAAACATATAGTTTTAAATTAAACAGCGGAGAAGAATTAGTAGCTAAACTCCTTACAATCGAAATAGATAGTCATGGAAGTCGTTATTATATTATCGGCGATCCCGTGAGCGTTGGGCCAGGACCTAACGGGGCGCTAGGATTAGTACCTAGCATGTTCACTGTAAATATCCAGTCAAATGTGCGACTAAATACTAATAGTGTCGCACTAATTGCAGACACCGATGATCCGGTCAAGCTGAAATATATCGAAGCCACAACAGGAATAAAGGTTCCAGATAAAAAAATGATTTTAGGATAGAGTATGCCAAAACTAAGCCGTAAAGGCGATACAAATACTACAGGAGGAAAAATAATTCGCGGAGCAAGTACTGTGTTCGCTAATAATAAACCTGTAGGTTTACATACAAGCAAGATTACTCCACATGATCCTAAAAAGAATAAAAAGCCTCACAATGATGCAAGCACTACCGAGGGCAGTCCTACAGTATTTGCAGAGGGTGATCCTGTATTAAGAGTAGGTAGCGGCAATACTTGCGGTCATAAAATAGTTGAAGGAAGCGACAATGTTTTTTGTCCGTAAAATATGGCTAACACAGGTAAACAAAGCCCATTAGGCGTCAATGTATTAGGTTCTTTATTACAGAACATAGGATTTTATATCAATCCTACGGCGCAGAGTTATATGGGTGTCAGTAAAGAGACTGACGGTGATTATACTCCAGGTAAGATAGTCAACAATACATGTTTAAAGTGGCTTACCTATGCTATCAATGATGCATATGATCGCGGCGCCGCCAGCAAATCTGATCCAATAAGTCCTCCTGCAGGAACATATACATTAGATGCTGAAACATATAATAATCTTCTTAACATAGGTCAGAGTAGAATACCGGCATTCGGTAATAGTCCCCCTCCTACGTGGGAAACTACTGATCCAGGAAATGTATGGGTGAATCAACATATTAGTACAAATTCTTCAACTCCTGGCTATACCAGTAATCAAGCTGGTAGTCCTGCTAACTCAGGATATGGATTCTATAATTGGACTGCAAGTTACGAAGATTACGTTGATAACAGAGAGCAAGCATATAAAAATGAAGGGCAACTTGCAAGTTGGTATCCTTTCTTATCAACAGTAGAAGATCCGGACAATCCTGGCACATATTTCCAAGTTCCTAATAGAGGTATAACTCAGTGGGGTTGGATTCGTTGCATGGCATTACAGGCGTGGAACGAATTTAACTGGAATGGAGAGTATGTCCTACAGACTGATAATACTCCTGCAGGTAGCCCTGCATATCAATTCTTTGTGGATACATTTAATTCATGCGATAGTTTTAAAAATTATAGTAACGAAGCTATATTCGCTATCAATGACAGTCAAGAATTTTTGAAAGGCACGTTCAGTAATCAAGATGACCTTATAAGTGCTGATCTAGCAGGAGTTAGTTTATCAAGTAGAGCGTTCGGTCAGGATTTAATTAATCTAGGTAACGGTATTGATTTTAATTTTATCAGTACATTTGGATTACCATCTAGCCTATTAAAGATACTTAAAAAATATAATGCATTGACACAACCAGTTATATTGGCTTTATTAGCATCAGGATTGTCACAAACAGAAATCGAATCAATAGGTAATGGCAATATAACGCCTACCAAAGATCAAGAACAAAAAATGTACGGAGCGTATCTAATTGTAGTCTCTAAGGACCTTGCTGAAATTCAAGTAATATTAAATTGTAAAACTAAAGGACTAACATCATTAGCAGATTTTTTAAGCGTTAAAAAGATTTTTCCACTAAGTTATACAACACTGACTGTACCTATATATAACACTGAACCTGGGCCTACTAATAGCAAAACATATTATCTTTTATTCATCAAGCAGGAACTTAATCCACAACTAATTTTACCTAGAATTAAAGAAATCGTAGAGGTTATAGTTCCTCCGCAACCACCTCCTGTTGTGATAGAACCAACTCCGTTGCCTCCACCGGAACCACCAAAGATAGTAGAACCGATAGTAGAACCGATAGTAGAACCACCAGCTCCTCCTCCACCTCCACCAGTTATCGTCATACCGCAACCACCAGAAATACCTCTTCCGATTGTTACAGGCAGAGATCCAGCAGTAAGGACAGGAGGATCTTCACGAAGTGTTATTCCTCTTCCGTCAGAAGGTATTGTTGTCCAAGGAGGTGGCGGTTGCGTAGCACTAGAGTCATTTATACCGTTAGTAGAAACAGAGAAAAAACACAACGGCAGAGAAATCACAAAAGCGTGGATGCTTGAAAGCGGTATGAAAATTAGTCTTGGCACTGATAATTTAG